CAATAGCAACTTCTCCCACCCCTGTTGCCTCACAACCACCTGAACCCGCTCCCGCCGCTTGAAGATCAACTAAAGCAAACAGGAGATTTGGCGGTTTGTCGTATGTACCAGTCGAAGTTATAGTTACGAGGTTTAACTTAGTCCCTACCCCTGGGATCGTAGCTGGCACATAATTAACGATTCTTGCCGTGGTGGTAGTTATCATTTGAACATCAAAAGTATCACCCGCCGCTGTAATGATACTGGCCCCACCTTGAGTGATGATCAAATTAGTTGCGTGATGAGTGAGAGTAAACACACCATCGGCTCTACAATGATAAGTTACCCCAGTAATAGCAGTAAAACCTGTTATTGAAGTAGTTCCTGTTAATCTGATATTTAAACTTGTTCCCAGAGTAACGTTCGTAGCCGATGCTTTATCAGTAACAGCCTGATTTACAACTGCAAGATTACCCGAAGCAACACCAACTGTTTTTATCGAAGCATCGCCAATCGGCACACCAGAACGATACGGAATTATAACTCCGGTTGTGATATCAATACTACAAACTATATTCCACCCGTCAGTAACCGTATATTTTTTAATGAGTTCTGCGGGAGTAGCGTTGCTATCTTGCCAAATCATACCTTCAAAGGGATTGCTTGGTGCTGTAGCTCCTCGGTTATCTGAACCCAAAGCAGCTAAAGAACCGTCCAAAAAGGTTTTAAGTTCCGCCATCGTAAGGGGTGTTCCAGGGGTTATAAAATCATCCACTTGACTCATACTGTGACCTCTCCGTAAGATTGAGCGATTCCCGATATTCTACGAGCAACGGGACCACCGCTATTAGTAAACGCTATATCAAAACCAGTTTCATTAATATTAGTTATAACATAGTTGTCACCCTCTTGTCCATCAATAACGCTAATCCCCAAACCTTCATCATCAGGGAAAACGTAAAACGCAGGGCTAAAATCAACTCTGGTTCCACCACTTAGAATATTAGCCGAGAACTTAAAGATTCGATCAGGCATATCAACGGTAAAAGAAACGGCTGATAATAAAGGCGTTATCGAAACCCCATCACCTTCAAATTTTACTCGAATCTCATATGCTCTTGTCGTATAATCCCCAACTATTAAAGTCGTCCAACTAGACCACGTTGGGGTTCCAGTTGGGTCGTCATCAGTAAATCTAATTTCAATCCCCGCTCCAAATTCTCCAACATCTTCATAAAGATCTACATAATCATAAAGATCGGCAGCGTTATAAAGATCTTGTAACAGATTAACCCCTACTACCGACAAACTGGCACTGATCCTAGAGGTAAAAACGTCACCTAAATCTATTCCGTTTTCAAGATAGTAATGCCCTTCTGAAAGCAAACCCCCATAAAGATACAGATCGCCAATTGTATATAAATCAGTAACATCATATAGATCTCCAGCACCTCCAAGGATCAACCCCTCGAAGTCTGAATCATAATACACACCATCTTTAACCCCATTGAAGGTAGGGGATTGTTCTGTAATAGTTTCGACGATATTCAATCCGATCAACTTGGCTATGTTAGTTGATATAATAGCCGCATTTTCAGATTCATTTCCAAGTCTATCGTAAGCTTTGATCAGATATGTTCCAACCTGAGCAGGAAGTGTAACGGAAGTTCCGGTTACATGCGAAACTACATCGACAGAACCATTCCAAGTAGCACCAACTTTAAGAGGTGACCATCTCAATCTATAATGAGACAAGTCTGCAATTGCAACGTCATCCCATGAAATGTGAGAGTTACTACCCACCACGTTTACTGCAAATCCTGTAACATCAGGAGGTATTTCGGTTTGACCAATTACAGTAACGGTTTGAACATCTGACCAGTTTGAAGCCACTCCATAATCAATACCAATCGATCTTGCTTGAATATCGTAAATAAGGCTGTCCGTTACAGGCCATAAATCAAACGTTTTGTTTTCAACTGAAGTTGAAGCAAATAACCAATCAACGTTACCTTGCTCTCGATATCTTATTTGAAATTCACCAACTGAAACATTCCCCCCACTATCTACCACATTAACAATTATCCTTGAAACTAAAGAGTTACCAACAAGTAGTAATGCGCTAGTTCCACTTTCAACACTAACTATTTGGGGAACGTTCGGTTTAATTTGAGTAACGTCAATAGGCTCGGTAATATTACTTATAAATTCCGGTATTTCGCCAGAATCAGCACTATAAATCGCCGGTCCTTCATCCACACAAGTTAACAAGGCATTAAAATTTTCCGACCTATCGATTGACTTAACCAGTAATCTCTGAGTTTCCGTTCCAACTTCTCCAAACATTGCTAGATCGTCAACTTGAATTTCTTCGCTAGTCACTTCCGTAAAAGTGAGTTCGGTATTCTCCCCAACCTCCGTGACAACTTCTCTAACATAACTGCTCCCATCCTGAAGACGAAAGCGAATATTATAATTTCCCTCAGCCTCCATCGGAAATTTTTCATCAACAATTACTCCAGCAATGTCGGGACCGTCCATGATTAATTCTTTAACTCGACCCCATGCTAATCCCCACATAGTAACGTCATGACCGACTAATATGATCTGACCTCGCTGACAAGCCAGATGTTCAAAATCGCAATTGAATGTATATTCTTCTGGGCGGAGGCGTAACTGTGCGATTTGAAAACGTCCAAACTTCCATACTAGATCGGGATTGGTTATACCGGGAAACTCGATCCCCTCAAATCTGGTAGCGTTGGCGCTGGTATAACCGTCGTCATATATGATCATCTCATCTTGCTTGAATTCCTCATTCTCGTTGATAAATCTCGCCCTCCAAGCATGGGGTTTGATAATGAGATTCTTTGATGATCCAAAACCCCATGAATTACGAGGGGTGAAATGCTGTGCTACGGGCTTATCTGCTGTGTCCCATATAATCGCCCACTTACCATTCATCAATGTGGGCGCTCCCCTACCGGCTGCTGCAATATCCGCTATTGTATCCCAGATTGACGCCTGAAAATCTCGAACCATATTAAAAGCGTAACCGTTGGCTTCGCAAAAATCATAAAATTCGGACAAGTTGTCTTGATCTACCTGGGCTTCACTTCTTGCTCTGGAGTTTGCTGGTCCCATCAACACCAATCTTATTAAGGCTGCTGGGTTATTAGTTGGTTCAAGGTTGTCCCAATCATTTCCATCCCATATATTTGCTATACTGGTGACAGTAGCATTCAAATCACTTATCGCCCCAGAAAGTTGCTCACTCGCCTTAATTCGTATAGCGGTCATAGCTAATGGTTGTCTGAAGTTTACGGGTTGTTCGTTTCTAACTGTTCTGAGAACTGACCATACACAATCACTAACAGAAGTTGTGCTACTCGAATCTGCTGTTATGCGCCGAATTGCCACCTCATATTGAAAGCCTTTTTCGACCCGCCATTTATAACCAACCCTAACTAGGCTATTAGAGGCTCTGGTAGTGGTCATCATATTAATTTTTATTGTTCCTGCGCTAACAACAGCGTCGAGTGAAACATCGAGTGAAACATTAAATCCAGTTGTATCAGGAGCATTGATGTTTGTCACTGTCATATGAATCACATCAATAGAATCACGCCATTTCGTTACCGAACCGACCTTAATTTTTCCGCTAACGTCACCGCCACCCTCCACATAACTTGCAACGCCGGTATAGATATCAATATAAATGCCTATTACTGTATTTATATTAATCCTCTAGGATAAACGATATCAACGCTTAATTCGTCTGCGTTGAGTTGGCTCGTTCTTTGCACCCATCCACCAGCATGAGTCAAAGAGCTACCGATTTGCTCTTGATAAACTACACCTGGAAATAAAGTTAAGGTTTCTTCGGTGGAATATCCTAAAACTGTTTCTATTTCAAAATCTCTATAATCCTCAATTGGTGTAGAGCCAATTTGAATGTTTTCAATTAATAACGGCCCATACCCCCAGACTACCATCATTCTAAGGTATTCATCGTTACCTATTAACTCAGTATAACTAACCGACCCCAACGGTGGGACGTGTCGATGCTCCCCCAGCACAACGGGAACTGTACCAAAACGACGTAAATTGTTTTGACCTCCCGACAAAGAGTACGTTGGACTTTCCTTTCCACCGCCACCGCCGCCAGATAAAGCCGGTGGGCGCAAAGGGGCTATAGCGTTAACTAGCAACATCCCAGCTACCGAAACTAATGCGCCCGCTGTCGCCGCCGCCGTACCGCCAGCGCCGATTGTCGTACCGAGCATACCACTAGCCCCACTAGTGACCCAAGCTGCCGCAACGATTACAACTATTGTCAATATAGTTCGTAATGTGTCACCCCCATGTAAAGAGGTGTTGATAACTACGTTTGCACCTTCATGTGGGAATGTTAACATCCATTGATCAGGACTGATAACTTCGCCATCCAATAGAACAATTGCGTCATCTTTCCAAATAGCGGGGATATTGGCGTCGAAGTTAACCTTCTCAACCATTTCACCCAACGACATTCCTTTCGCCACTGTCATATAAGAAGGCTCGGAAAAAGCATATGGGCGAGTTGTTATTTGCATCGATAAATCCCCGCTATTCGACGTGCCCACATTAGATTATCCATTCGTTCTATCACAGACTCTATTCCCGACATAATGTGTAAAAAGAATTTACCCGAAACAACACCAACGTGAGTAGGTAACTTTCCTGCCATTTTCAGAAGTACAATATCGTAATCTTTAGGTTGAGAAACCGAGACCCATCTTCCTCTCTCCCTCTCCATAACGATCCCAATTTCGCGCAACGTCTCTGGTGAACCATCTTTGTAAATTCCACCATAAGTAGGTAGTTCGATACCTAATCTTTCTCGATAAACAAGCTGTATCAATCCCCAGCAATCAAGACCGTTCTTATCTCGACCATCATGCAAAAATGGCAGACCTATATATTTA